CACATATACATATCTGTCTACGCACGCGTAAACCCTAAAATTTCCTGAACCTCCCGTCTTCTTTCGCATAGATCTCGCTTTCTAGTGTTGGCCCGACTGGTACAATGGCTGGTACGTCGACTGTCTCGTACTCAGCTTCAACACTCTCGTTTGTTTTGTATGCCATCTCAAGAAACTTGCCGGAGCTCCAGCAAGTAAACATCCATACCATGACCATCGCCGGGAAGGCTGCGCCAGAGGAGGTGTTGCTAGATACGTCTTTAACAAATCTTCCCAGACTATTCTTTGATTTGCCAGTGTATTCAAACATTGGTGAGTTTATGTTAAAGCCACCTGCCATATATGTGATAAAAGCAGATAATACTGCTGAGTCACTGAAAAGAGCAGTTACTTCACCCACTGTCTCATCTGTGGTTCCGAGACAACGTAGGATTTTAGGGAGAAGTGTAATGTCATCTAGGACCTGGCGCGAGCATACCAATCCCAGTAAGGTCTCTTCAGTAATGTCACGAGGAAAGTATCTGTCAGATCTTATTGTTGAAACAAGCTTTGATATCGCTTTTCTGATGTTAGTATCCTCAATACCCCATCCCATGTTAACCATAAATGATCGTGATGTTAGATGTAGGCCACAGAGTGGCCCATTTTGCCAGTTATCATCGGTCATCTCTATGTGTGACTCCCTGAATTCATATGCGAACTTGCCAATCCATATCTCACCCCTAGACATCATAGTCACCTTATTCCTCAGGAAATAATCATAAGAGATGCTGTCATTATTACGTGACACCAGAGCTTGCAACTTGGAGTTAGTAGCTAGCGCGTTTTGAGCTTCTCGTCTAGGTGCATTTGTATATAAAAGATCCGATGGGAATCTCATACCCCTAGGCATCTCTTTATACGAAGTTTCACACATTTCAGCAACTTTTAGATTCTGGGCCTGTTTCATAAAGTCTATACCTTTGCCGAAATGACTATCTAAATCGGCTTTTGGCATAGTGTAGCCTCGAGTCTTCGCGTCAACTGTCACTGAATGCCCCGGATTCTTGCCAACTACAATCCCAGCGATAATTTTTGCTTCATTCATGCTACTCCTAGCTACAAATGAGCCACCCCTCTCCAAAATGAGAGCTTTGTAGGAAGCGCATACGGGCTGAGACATCCAAAACCCTAAAGCAGGATCTGCAGGGAATGGAAACATGAAGGGTGCACATCCAATACCAGCCATACTCGTTGGAGCATAGAACATACACATTGGAGGATAGTATACTGAGCTTTCAGAGAGTAGCTGCGTCCTATGTCTGACACGGTACGAGCATCTTATGAGGAAAAGGAGTACAGTGTATCTGTGTATGAGCATCGGATCCGCTCCCCTAGCTACAACCAGTCTCAGTTTTGCTATCTGTCCAGACATGAACTCGGTCGGATCCATCTGCTTAGCTTTTTCAGAGCAGAATGGCCTTGTGTATCCATTTTCACAAACGCGTCCTGCTACTATTTTAACCTTCAGGTACTCATATATCATAAATGAAACAATACCTTTAGTTGCATGAGTTTCTAGTCCACATCTATTCACGATGTCAACCAGTATTCTGGGAGCTGCAATCTCAGGGATGTCCGACTCAGCCCACTCATTGTATTTATTATTTATGGCAGAAGCTACAAGCTTTGACACTTTAAAACCATGCCCAGGTATACGTGATATATGGACAACGTCGTCACCCATAATTTTTAGGTGGAATGCATCCAGCAATCCCATTGATCTAAGTGTTGTTAAAACGGCGTAATTAACTGATGCATTCACCCAGTTATTTATGATCATGGTAGCGAACTCACCTGACCTGACGCCAGTAAGTAGAATGACATCACCAAATGGAATTTGGAATGGCACACCTTCTTTAGGGAATAATATGTCAAGAACTACTGATATGTTTTGAAATGGACCGATGGAAGCCCCCTCACCGAACAGTTCATCATGAGCTTTCTTTATACCATCATAAATTGGTTGCCTTGCATTGGCGTAGCACTCAGTTTGGTCGAACTGCTTATAGTCAGTACATATAATAAGATATTTAACTGAAAACGGACTGTTGCGACTTACGGCGTTACCGGTCACTCTCAGGCCCATTAGATGGTCAGCCGCGTGACTTCCAGACTCTTCACCGATGGAGAATACAGCGGAATTCAACTTCAAGCACTCTTTCCCGGTCATAGCCTCATTAGCAACATGGTCTATAGGTATTCCTGTAAATCTGTCATCCTTCTCCCTCATCATCTTCCTATAAACCTGCGCAAATAAGAAGAGTTCAACCACATATTTACCTAGATCCTGGAGAGCAATTGGACGTGAATCTTTAGCGACAACATTTCTGATAGCCATCTGTCCAAGAAAGTCATCAGAATACGATGGATACATTAGTTTGGCCTCTTCCAGTGTCATCTTCTTCCCTGAGTCATAGTATTCACGGGTAGGCGCGAAAGTTGACGGAGAGATAAAGAACATTATAATTTTAGATGTAGTAGAGAAGGACATCTTTTTCCCCTTGACTGATACACCTATCTCTACCTTTCCAATACCAGCTGAATTAGCAGTTAGCATAGTTGGGAGCGATGATAGGAATTCATGATAGTGAGGCATTTTAAACTTCGAGGTAGCCAGTGGGCTCATTATTTCATTGAACATAGTACCCACCGAGTCCCTCAGAGCCTCTGTGTGTGGCATTACCAGATCACCAACTTCATCTTTTGCGTATGACTCAGGGAGTCCTACGCCCTCATAAATTGGCGACATAGTTTTATGATCGTACACTTCTTTAAATGATGGAGTTTCATTTGGGTTTGTAGCGATGTAACCGATAAACGCTCGCAGCCCACTTATGAATGTTGATGTTCTATACCCCTCCGAAGTTAGAGGCATTCTAACACTGAATTTTATCATTTTTGACACTTCAGTCATGCCAGCCGCCGCTGTCTCTTTGATGTGTTCATTAAATTCTTCTTCTGCGTATGCTTTAAAGAGTTGGTAGTCTAATGGAACGGAAGGCGCAGGGACGTGCGCATATGAATTTACGCTGTCGCCCTCTGGTATGGATATGTATGTTCCCTGTGTTGTAAGCCGCATAGCGTGTAAATATGCAAATCCAAATGCACCCTTCCACTTGAGAGCAAATTCTATTGGTGATTCCGTCATGCATGAGGTGATCTGACGCAACATGAGTGGTACGTCAATACCATTTGCACTCAAGAATGCTACACTGTCTTGATATGATTCGACAATAAAAGCTAGGTCCAACAGTGCTACCATTAGCTTAGGTGCCATAACTGAAACAGTGATGTATGGTCTGACAAAAGGCGCATTATCGCCATTCTGCCAATGATCTTTTTCTTCAACTGCCTTGTTCCAAGCCAGATTAAGCCACTTAAAATAGCCAAATATAACGCGGTGACAGGGGTCGGATAGTATCTTTTCATAACCTATAGACATCATAACTATAGGGACTAAGTTGAAAATGCGCATAGGGATACCACAGCTGACGTCCTCCAAGCGACCATAAACAAATTTTAGTTGTTCTGGAGTTAAAACGGGTACAAAGTAATTATGAAGTACTTTGCCCGCGTCAAATGTTTTCTTATACACATTAAAGTTCTTAAGTATTGGCACCGGTGTGATACCAGTGAAATACTTCTCTAGAGATGAACGGCCGGATTTACGCTCATTAGTAGCGAGTAGTCCAAAAGAGCCTTCAGGTGTTGTAAAGCGTGTGCTTGGAGCCCGTGTCGTCACGTACGTCCTCCTAAATTGATCAGCAGTGTGCTCTGAGAACAGTAGTTCACTCGAAGTGATTTCTCTACTGCCAAGTCGAAGAGCATCCAAACTGACAACTAGGGATTCGAAACTAGCTGACAAGGACTCCATTTAAGGAG